TAGTTAAAAACCATTCTTCCGAATAAGAAAGTGCCTTTTTAATAGTGCCTAAAAAATCTTCATCTCTTTCCATTATTTTATAGAATGTTTCCCTTGAAATACCTAAATAATTTACATAATGGATTTTGTTTTTACCCCTTCGTCCCAACGCCAATATATCTTCCTTCCAAGTAGCAGGCACCTTACCACGATGGACTAATGCTTCCATAGTAGTATATTTTGGGCGTCCCCTTCTTCTTTTACCTTCTTCCATATCTATAAATATATCCGTTCCTATAAATAAAAAAAACCCCTTGTTAGAAACAGGGGGTTTTACCAAAACAACATTTTTCTTATAACTTCTTTTCGTTATACAAGAATAATGTAGTTATTATTCAACTATAATCAATATTATCCACGATATTCTTTAGCGATATATTCGTCCAATCTTTCAAACTTGGAAGCCATATCTTTTGAATATCCGTTGATTACAAAATCTTCCAACATCGCTGTTGTTTTAATTAAGTCGGTAATGTTCGGACAATATCCGCACATTTGGTAATAATCCAAGCTCAACTTGAGCTGTGATTGTCTGATAATCTGTTTGTCTTTTTCTGTTGCTTGTGCCATATCTGTTGTTTTTTTTATACTAATAATATAACTAAAAGTGTTCCTAAAGTCAAGTTATTTCGTAGCGTTTCTTAAATTATCATTCAATAATTCAGGTGCCAAGTTGTATAAGATGTAAGAACACATTTCTACTAAATCATCATTAAATAAACATAGGGTAATATCTTTTTGTTTAACCATACCTGTTTTGGTGTGGTATGTTTCAGTAGTGAAGATTGTAGTTGTTTCATCATCAAAATCAAAATCGTCAGCGTCGTTTAGGAAGTGTAGTTTCATTTCTTTAATAATTCTTTCAGCTTCCATTCTTTCATTTATCATATCAATCATTTTATTTAATTTTTTCAGTTTTGATTTTACCACGCAAAGTATCCATAATGTATTTCATTTCCATCTTTTCTAACTTCGCTGCCAACTTTACCAAAGAGGTTTTCAACAAATCGTCAAGTTGTTTTTGATTTAGTGTATTAGAAAATACATAGCTATAAATCATTCTCATCTTTTTTGAAGTGATTACTTCTTGTGGGGTTTGTGTTTCGTTTTCCATTTTATTCTGTTGTTTTATCATTATTGTTCTACAAATATACTAATTCTTTTTTAATCTACAAAATTATTTTACGCTTAATTTGTTGTGAAATGATTTAGATGTAATCTTCTTGATTTCTTTTACACCTCTCTTTGAACCAATCATTTTACCATCACGGATTTCAAATGTTTCCATCAAGTCAGGGTAAATATAGAAACTACCTACACTCATAATCTTTGTAAAAAATCTGTCGTTTGTTTTTTTCTGTTGAATAGTCATAGTTGTTTTTCTTTTATTGTTATACAAAGAAACAACAAAAAACTTAAACCACCAAATAAAATGTAAAAAAAATTATTTTCTTTTAAGAATATCAATTTCGCGCTGTAGATACTTGTTTTCAGTTTCAAGCGTTGCGACTTTCTGTGTAAGTTCCAATATCTTCTTATTGGCTTCTTCTAGTTGTAAGGACATTTTTTCAACCCTTTCTTTTAAGTCCTCCCTGTATTGTAGGCTGTCGTCATTTTCCATATCGGCTTTATTTCTTTCAGCTTTCAGTTTCATTCTGGTTTCAAAAAACTTCCATAAACCAGCACTACCTGCTACGGCTCCAATAGTAATAAATATCTGTTCTAAACTATCCATATCTATTTATTTGTTCCCTTTTTAATCTTCTTAACGAGCCGAAAGCACTAAACGATAATATCAACCACCCGTAATGACTTGGTGTCGGAAAACCGATTGTATCCAAATACATACAGGTTGTAGATATAAATAATCCAAAGGTTAGTAATGAAGCTCTTACACGACAATTCAAATCACCTTTGGATACACAATATAACTGATATATTCCTGAAGTTATTAAACATAAATGATAGAACCATAGCGAACCCAATTCCATATAGGTTGCCACAGGTGCTAGGAATAGATTTACCAACGCCAAAGTAATTTCTGTGGGCTGACTATCACTATAGAGCCAAAGATGTCTTAAAGCTTTAATTCTTTCAACCATATCGTTCTGGTATTCCAATAAATACTTATTGATAAACCAAATGTTATGAAACAATTTATTAAAAAACTTCTATCTGGCGTAAATGATGAAGTAAGCTCTAAAAGGTTTATTACCTTATCATCATTCGTCTTAATTTCTATTGCGTTCATATCAAATGTATTCTTTGATATTCCTATGAAAGAATATGTTTGGAATGGTATGCTAATCTTCTGTGGTTCAGGGTTAGGATTTACTACCCTTGAATACTTTAGTAAGAAATAAAGAATGGGGGTTTATAGCCCCCATTTTTTTTCAAATTGTATATGAATTGGTATTTCTGATTTGGTGTCGTATCCGATTTTACTTAAAATTGTCTTGGCTTCTTTTTCAACATCAATCTTATCTTCTTTTCTTTTTTCGTTGTATTTAACATTTCTTTCCCGAGCACATACCTTACAGAAGCCAGAACGATAATGTCTTGATTTAGCATATTGTTTTTCATTATGGTAGAAATCATCTAATCCCTTCCATTCCTTACACGCATTACATTCTAATTTAACTTCATTAGTCATCTTAAATAAAAGGGGGACAATAAAGTCCCCCATTAAACAACAGAATAGTTAGAGCATTATTTTTTCAGTTGTATATTCTTGGCTTGTGAATATAGGGTTTGTCTTTCTTCATTACTACTTGGAACGACTTGTAGATATTCCATAATAAAATTATCTATTACTTTCAAATCTGATGGTGCCAATCCCTGCCAACCCCAGTATTGTATCTTTCGTTCTGTCCTTTGTAAAGGTGTAGTTTTACACGAGCAACCCATTATATTCTTTTTTAACTTCGTTTATTATTTCTTGTAAGAAGAAGCAAACTTCGTATTCTTCTTCATCAGTCAATCGTTCAATTTCATTTTCAGTATGAATGATATTCTGTTGTAGAAAAGTTAGGAAATCGGCATCAATTAGTAAAGTTCCTAATTCTACTTGTTGGATATAAACTTGAACTGAAGCCTTGATAATTTCTTTTCTTTGTTCTTCGTTCAATCCGAATATATCTTGTGTTTCAATATCTTCTAACGAAAGATTTTTAATACGCTTTGAATTACCCATACTTTTCTTTTATCCTGTTTTCAAATTGTTTATAAATTGGAATATCACTATACGGATTATATCCCATACGAATAAATAGTTCATTCACTTCTTCTTTTACCCCGTCCATCTTTTTCAGATTAGCTCTTTTGGATATACAACTTCTACACATCAGACAATTACCATAAGCATCTATCTTTTCAACGCAACCCTTGAACTTTGATTTCATCAGCCATCTTTCACAAGAACTACATTCGTATTCCCATTCCCCATCTTCATTTATTCTTCTTCGTCTAGTATCTTCCATATTAAAAAAAAAGGGGAATTAGGAAAAAATAAAAAAATAAGAGCAACATACTAATAAAATAACAGATGTGAAAAACCTAATTCCCCTACTAATAAATATATTAAAGTTAAATAAATACCAAAGCATCTTTAGCGTATTGTTTTGCTTCTTCGTTGGAAAAGCCTTCAAGTATAAAATTATTTACTAATTCTTCATACTTCTTTTTATAATCTACCAACTTATTTTCAATTTGCTCTATATTATGCTCTATATTATTATCTATATTATCTTCTATATTATAATCTATATTATTGGTAGTCGTGGTGATTAGGGGGTGTAGTCCCTGTGATGATGGGGTATAGTCAGGGTGATTAGGGGTATAGTCGTGGTGATTAGGGGGTGTAGTATCATCACTTATATCACAACTTTCCTGATAATCAACTAAAATAGGAAGTTTTAGGAAATGTATAATCCTTCCTTCTGGTTTGAAATAACAAGAAATATAACCTTCTTCAACGAACTTACTGATAGTTCTTGTAATCGTTGAAACGGATACGCCACATCTGAACGCAGCGTATCCATTACTAAAACAAATTGTCTTTTTTGAATTGTGTAATCCAACGATTAAGGACATTAAGATATTTTCATAATGCTTAAACCCACGATAATTTTGAAAAACAATAAAGTTATTCATCGTCATCATCAAGTTTAATGTATCCCCATCTTCCGTTGGGACTTTCTGGATTTTCCATTCCAATTCGTATCTTACGAATGTGTCCGCTTGATACACCATAGTCAGCAGCTATGGTTGTTGATTTTTCGCCCGCCTTCAATCGTTTCTTGATTTGACGGATTACCTTTCTTCCTAGTAATTTAATTTGTGCCATTTTGTTATATCTGTTATTGTTGTTTTATGTGTTCCTTCCGTCCCACATATAATAAATAGTATATTATTACAAAAAGTCAAATAAAAGTGTTCCTAAAGATTTGTTTTTTCTAAAATGTTTTCTATATTTGAAATATGAAAGAAGAACTGAAACGAAGCAAAATGTTTGTATGGGGTGATAATTACTTCATCACCGAAGTATATTCTATTGGTGCTGGTGAAAGGTTCGTAGTTAAATATTGTATTGATGAAGTGTGGAAACAAAGAAACTTTTATTCACCCAAAAGGGTTATTTCTTTTTATCGTTCTTTGCGAAAGGCTGGTTTAACACCCTGCGTTGTTCCCTTACAACATCACGGCAAAGTTCTTGACGAACTCCAATCTGTCCTACAACATTCATTAGATTAGGATTTGAACTACACCTTTGGATATATCCAACCATGCTTTCGCCCCTTCGGTATTCTGGAAAATAAATCATAGTAATATTTATAATATAAATATAAGATGAAACAATACAAAGACACTAGATACTTCGTAGATAAAATGGGAAATGTATTTACGAATGGAAAAAAATTAAGTGCCCGTTATGATAAAGATGGGTATAAAATGGTTAGTATGTATATTGGTAAAGAAAAGAAAACCTTTAAGGTTCATAGATTAGTTGCTGAAACATATATTCCCAATCCTGAAAATAAACCAGAAGTCAATCACGATGACGGAAATAAAGAAAATAATTTTGTTGGTAATCTTCTATGGGCTACATCATTAGAAAACATCACACACGCAATAGAAACAGGTTTAAGGGATACAAAGGGGGAAATGAACGCAGCAGCTAAACTTACTGAAAAAGAAGTGTTAGAAATAAGGGAAAAGTTTGTTCCAAGAAAATATACCTATAAAATGTTGGCAGAAGAATATGGTGTTTCACAAATGACTATTTACAGAATAACCAGTAATAAAAAGTGGAAACATATTTAACATAGAAAAATTGGTATATTAAAAAATAACCAGTATATTTGTATCATTATGAATAACACACTATTATACTTTCACCGAAGAAAAAATACTAATGAAGTATTTTATGTCGGTATAGGCAGTAAATACAGAGCAAAAAGTTCTAAAGATAGAAACGCATATTGGCATAACATAGTCAATAAAGTTGGTTATGATATTGAAATAGTCCATAAGGATTTATCTTGGAAAGAAGCCTGCGAACTTGAAACTAAATATATCAAACAATTTGGTAGAAAAGATTTAGGTTTAGGTAATCTTGTAAATATGACTGATGGGGGTGATGGAACTAAAGGACATATACCACCAAAAAAAGTTTTAGAAGAAAGAAGTAAAAGAATGATTGGAAAAAAACAATCTAAAGAAACAAATGTTAAAAAATCACAATCATTAAAAGATTTTTGGAATGATGAAGATAATAAAAAAATGATGTCTGACGCTATAAAATTAGCACATACAAATAATCCAGAAATTGCTAAAAAAATTAGTGAAAGTAGTAAAGGTAAAATATTTAGTGATAAAACAAGAAAAAAAATGTCTATATCTGGTAGAAATAAAAAAATGCCTGATAATTTTTCAGAAACTATGAGCGAAATAACTAAAGGTGAAAAAAACGGAAATAGTAAATTAAATGAAAAACAAGTATTAGAAATACGCAAAAAATATTCAACTGGTAAATATACTTATCTTTCTTTATCTAAAGAATATAAAGTAAGTAATATTACTATTAGAAAAATAGTAATCCGTGAATTATGGAAACATATTTAACAACATTTCCCACCACGATAGGAATGGTTGTTCCAGCTCCAAATTGGTTTCTGTCCTAATACCAATCCACCATTAGAATACTTTTCGGTAGATGACGCACTTTGCTTTCCGTCCCCGTTGTAATATGAAAACTCGGGGAAAAGATTTTGCTGAAAATAAAGGTAATCTTTGGCACGACTTGTGTAGTAATCGGCTAGTTCCCTAAACTCCCTTTTCAATTCACGATATACACCCAAATCAGCTGAACTTGAAAACTCACTACTTTCACTTTGAATACCCCTATTTTGAAGTTTTGCTAGGTTGTTGGTAAGTAGATATACCCCAGTCCAATATAAGCTCACCTGCGTCAAATAAGTATCCAATAGATACTTGTAGTTTGAATTAGTAGCACCTGTAATAGAACCATCAGTAATTTTATCAACCAAAGCATCGTATAACAAATCACCTGTTAAATCACGGCAATTTATAAATTGTGATTGTTGAATAGCTGGTAGAATGTTCCCACTTAAAAGGGAATATTCAACAGGTAAATTATTTCTTACATCGTCTTCTGTGATAAAATAAACCATTATAATATATTGAATTGATTAAACTTATTTATGATATTTACAGGTTGGTTGTATTTTAATGCCAATACATTTTCCAAACCTATATTCATTTTTCTAATAAATGGTTCAATAACAAATTGTATCATATGATTTTGAGCCACTTTAATTTCTTCGGCATTTGAACTAAAACCATTAGACAAACCTACCTGAACCCCCAAAAGTAGCGGGCTGCTAATCTGATTAGCCGTAAGTATGTTTTGCTGAACCAAAGTTAAAACATCTAAATAGATTGAACTATTAGCATCATTACTAATTGTTTCAATCACGGGGCGTTCTTCAGGACTATCACTAAAAGACACCATCAACTTCGCTCCGTCCTTACCTTGATAAGATTGAATAAGTTGTGAATAGATTTCTTCTTTTTCCGTAGGTGTTGGACTTCCTATAAGTGAAATATGTAAATTGGGTAATAGCGATGATGCTAGATTTTTCTTATGGAACTCCCATATTTCAGCTTCCAAAGCCACGGCATCGGTTGCTGACTGCCAAGGTAATACGGGATAAATCTTGTTATTAGATGGTTGATAATTCGTCCAATAATAGATTTGTCTGGCTTCCCTGTTTTCCAAATCTAATGTATGGAACTTGGTAATATTTTTATCCCTTTTTGTGCTGTCCCAATTTTCACAATAATAATACCAATCAACATCTCTGATGTGTTCGTCTTCTTCTTTCTTTTCAGCTCTTACATATTGGAATGGTAAATGATAGATACTTTCAATAGCAGTTCTTTCTCTGTTGGGGATACATTCAATCGCCCACCCGCCGAATAACCATGCGTCCATCACAATTTTATAATAAAGTTCAGTCAAACTTTCATAACGATTTACCATTACATTTCCCATACCTTCAAGTTCAACACCTTCACCAATAGACATATTGGATTTAGCATCAACACAGACAGATAAGGTAGGGGACATTTCCTTTAGTTCCAAAACGAACTGCGGATAATCGTTCATACCGCCTTGTCCCCAATTTACCCAATCTTCCCTTCTAGAAGTGCTTTCCGTGTTTTCACGAATATCTAATCTTTGGATTGGATATTGTTGGTAAAATGTTTGAAAACTTTTATTATTGTTGTTATTTTCCATAATATATTATATTTCCGTTGGTAGTATTCCCTGTATAATAAGTATCATCTTCACTAACAAAAATGAATGCTAAAGACGACAATAACTTATCGTGAGCCAACATAGTATTTAAGTTAGTATCTGAAATCTGTTCGTAAATACCTAACCAATACTGGTTATTATCTTGTAAGTGAATATTACAATCAGTAGAACCCGAAGCTATAAAAACTTCAGGTTCATTTTTATTTGTGTTGAATTGGAATACATCGTATTTATTCGCATAATACGATGGATATACACTACTAATATTACGGGGTATAAAAGTGGTTCTAACCCCACTTTGAGCGTTCTGTAATACCCATAGATAGTTTGGTGCTGAAAGTTCCTTATATTGACTTACAGACACCATTATTGTATTCGTAGCATTCTGTGTAATGTATATCATTTTTCAATTATATTTTATTTATTAGACAGCACTAAATCCAGTTTCTTCATCAAGGAATAGTAAGTCATTTATACTATCGTATGTTGCGACATACTTGGAATAAGAATTATTTCCAGGACTAATACTCCCATTTTTACTCATCACTTTACCAGAAGAACCATTCAAGGTTGCTGTTGGAACAGCCCAAGAACCATTATTATAAACGATGAAGAAGAACCTTTGTCCGTTTCTTACATTTATGAAGTTTGGTGTCGTATCAGCAGTCATAGTGAATAAGTAGAATGAGCCTTGGCTACAATCTACATCTATAGAACCACCAACATTTCCGCCATTATATTCTGTGAAACTTTCTGTCTTGAATGTGTGTATATTATCCGTATGTGTTGTTTCTGTATAAAGAGCCGTTCTACCACTTGAAGCGATAATTACAGAATTATTTAGACCTGGTATAACATTAGATATACCACCAACGATTGCCGATTGTAAAGCACTATCTATTTGGTTTTGTCGTCCTGCGAACGCTCCACTATCGTTGTTATTTGTTAAATTATGTCCGTATCCACCAGCCAGTATTGTCTGTGTGTTATTTTGGAATGAATTGTTTTCAGTAGCCAATACAACATTTCGGTTTCCACCATCTAAAGTTGCGTTTGTTGAACCGATGATAGATGCGTAGTTCGCTCCACCAGCATTACCAATAAGTGCTGCGTTAGATGATATGATTACACCATTATTTCCACTTCTGTATTGTGAATTATCTGAACCAACAATACCACCGCCGTTTCCGCCGTTGATTTGGTTTCCTTGTCCTGCTAGTAAGAAACTCCAGTTACAACCACCAGAACCATCGTTGTTTTCACCACCTAAAATTATATTGTTTCTACCTAATCCATTTATATCACTTCTATAACCATTCACTATCATATTCATACCATCGGCATTTGATGATGTAGTTGTGTTTGTCTTACCACCGATTATACCCGTGTAGTTGTCTGCGATTGAACTACCTTCTGTGTTGATTAAAAATGAATTACTACCAGATGATAAAGTATTACTTCCCCCGTTGATAATTGTATTATTACTTTGTGTTGATGTAATGGTATTACCCGTTCCACCAATAACAACACTTTCGGGTGATACTATTGCGATGTCGTGTCCTAAAACAATACTACCAGCACCATTTATATCAATATTTTCACCAATACCTATAATGTTAGTTGTAGATGCTGATGATTGAATATCTCTACCAATTTGTATCATATCAGTTCCGCCTTGGTTTCCGTTTCCGTGTCCTATTAAAGTATGGTAGTTTCCGCCTTGGTTATAGTTTTGTCCTATACCAATAGAATAATTACCATTTAAAAAAGAATTACTATCCCAAGAAAAGTTAAATATTCTTTGTCCGTTTCCTGCTCCATTATTATATCCCATAGAATATTGGTATGGAGCATTTGTATTACCAACTTGTCCTATTGCGATTGAATTATTCGCCGATGTATTGATATAACCATTTGAACCGATTGATATGGAATTATTAGCATTAGATTTAATGTCTTGTTGTGTTCCTAATGCGATTGAATAACTACCCTGGTTATTACTATCGTATCCTATTGTCGTAGTTGCTAATCCTGGACTGCTATGACTTCCCCCGATTGATACACCACTATCACCAACAGCGCTGTCCCAACCAATCACAACTGAACCATTACCACTATTAGCATCAGTATTAGAACCGATTGCGATGTTGTAAGTTCCCGTCGCTACGGCATCATCACCAAGAGCAATACTTTTAGTTCCCGATGCTATACCTGGTGTTGATGTTAAAAATGACTTCAAACTATCAGTTCCCGTTCCAGGAACTAATCCAGCAGTATATCCACTAAACTTGAAAGTTTCTGTATTCCCCGCATTATTCATTACGAACCATCTAACATCTGCGGGGGTGCCTGTATAAGTGGTAAGATTTGATATTCTAATATTTGCCATATCTATAAATAGTTTTTTTAATTTTATGTTTGTGCGAAGATTTCATAACCTTCTTCTGTTGTTATTTCATCATTATCTTCAGTTGATAATGGTGTATCTTGTAATACATAGAAACCAGGGAAATCACTTGTTCCAATTCTTATATCATAATAACACGATGTCGTAGTTCCTGTATTTTGTAAGCTTACAAAGCTACTACTTTCTTCAAATAATAATGTAGTGCCCGAATAGTATTGTGTAGTAGCATTCCATAAATTAGTACCAGCTGAACTACCAACTACAACTCTGTATCTATCAAAGCCAGAATAATTACCATTACCCCAATCAAAAGAAGTAAGGGTATATCCCGATGCCATCGTAGTTAAAGTGAAATCATATACCACCCCTGGCGATGGTTGTTCTATATTATTACGACAATTTGAAGCGTAATAAGGTGTAAATTGTCCTCCATCACCACCATAATTGTTTGTGAAATATTCAGTTCCGTTATATGTTATACCAAATGTAGTTCCCGTTAAATCACTATTATCACCATCAGAACCAGAACTAACTAATACTGGTAGGCTTTGTGTAAATAAGTTCGGTGTAGCACTTGGCGTAATTGTTGGCGTCGGCGTTAAAGTAGGCGTCGGCGTAATAGTCGGCGTAATTGTTGGCGTCGGCGTAATTGTCGGTGTAGGACTTGGACTTGGCGGGGGTGCTGGGTCAGGAAATAATATTCTTGGAACTAATCCACCAAAGTTGAATACTTGTTCCCCGTTGATATATGTGGTTTCTAATTTTTTAAACTTCGCCATTAGTGTTGTTTTTTTACTTTATCTATCAATTCATTTACATCTACTTCTTCTTGTCCTTCAAACTCAAAATCCTTCGTAAAGACAAGATTTTTGTTGTTATAGTATTCCACCCTTATTTTTAGATTTGATGTTGTTAAATCCCAAATAAGATGGGTAATTCGGTATTCTGTTATTGGTCTGGCTAGATTGGTATTATTTCTTACTTTTATGTTCCCTTGAACTATTAGATTATTATATTCCACCATCATTTATTACCCAATTATTCGGTGCTCCCGTTAAAATGTCTCTACCCGCTTGTCCCGCAGCGGTATATTTTATAGTTCCAAAATCTATAGTCAATCCACTAACAACAGATAATAAACTCCATTTATTATAGATGTTGTCTAAATAAGCAGCATCATAATTAGTATCAGTTAAACCACCCATAAAGTTAGTAAAGTTTGATACATTTGAAATATCCCAATCACTTATATCTTGATTAAACGAATAACAAGTATAGAACATAGCGAACATACTTCCTACTGATGATGTATCCCAAGAACCGATTGGTTGGTTAAAATTAAAACAACTTCTAAACATACGGAAAAATGTAATTACACTTGAAGTATCCCAATTCTTTATACTATCACTACCACCATTATTGAAACTACCAGCACCACTAAACATTTCACTAAAAGTTGTGGCATTTGAAGTATCCCACGCACCTATATTTTGATTAAATGTTGATGCGTTATTAAATAATTGTGTAAAATTAGTTATGTTTGAAACATTCCAATTTCCAATAGCACCATTAAAATTAGAACAATTTTGGAAGTAATTAGATAATGATGTAGTTGATATTGTTGGAGCATCTGTAGCAGAACAAGTCATATTACTACAACCTCTAAATCCAGCATTTACACTAATGTTTAATGCTTCCCATTTCTTAATATCTTTCATTTTTAATTTATCACCACCATTAGCAAATTGCCAACCACTAATATCACCAGTAATAGTTATTGTGTATTCACCCGCAGATGAATAAGTATGTAATGTTTCGGCTTGATTGTAAGTGGTAATTGTATCAGTATTTCCATCACCCCAATCAACAACTGCGTTTAATGGTAATGATGATACTAATGGTAATTGGAAATTACCCACACCACTTGTCCCTGCTATTGTTGTATCAACGCTGAACTGAAACTCTGGAACTGCTGGTGGCGTTGGAGCTTCCCCACTTCCACCATTACCTAAAGGGTATATCACCCTAGCCACGACATTTGATTTTTGTAATTTAGCCCAATCTTCAGTTGAAAGGGGTTCGTATCCGCTGAAT